TCTAAAATCTGTTGTTGGACATCTGCCATTATTTTTTTCCTGAAAATCTAGGTATATAAATACTCATATATTTATCGGAACCAATATGACTGATTTTAATCCATTAAAAAAATACTATAGACAGCCAAAAATCTATATTTCTTTACCCAGCAAAGGTCAATTTTATCCTCCAGGTTCAATAGAAGGTGACCTAAATCACTTGCCAATTTTTGGTATGACTGGTATGGATGAAATTTTATTCAAAACGCCCGATGCGTTATTTAACGGAGATGCCAGCAGCAAAGTTATAGAAAGTTGTTGCCCGGCTATCAAAGATGCAAAAGCAATGCCTAGCATTGATGTAGATGCTGTGCTTATGTCTATTAGAATTGCCACTTACGGCGAAGGTATGACAGTGGGTCATACCTGTAAAAATTGCGGCGCAGAAAACGAATTTGAAATTAACTTGTCAACAATTCTTGATTATTTTAATAATTTAAAATATGATACTAGTGTACCTATCAACGAGTTAACGGTTAACGTTAAACCATTATCTTATAAAGAAATGACAGAATTTGGAGTTGAAAATTTTAAACTTCAGAGAATGTTATATCAGACAAATTCTATGCCTGAAGAAGAACAGCAAGAACACATATCAAAAATATATCAGCAACTCGCTGATTTACAAATTTCTTTGTTCATGCTCAGTATTACTAAAGTGGTTACACCAGACGGTGAAGTTCGTGACCCTGAAATGATACAAGATTGGTTACGCAATGCTGATAAATCAATTTACGCTGTAATTAAAAGTCATTTAGAAAAGAACAAAGAAGTTTGGAGTATTCCTGCTAGCGACGTTGCCTGTACAGAATGCGGTACAGCAGACAAGCTTGAAATATCGCTGGATCAATCAAATTTTTTCGGTTAAGGCTAACGACCATGCCGAACTCTGATATTGAAACTTATGTTTCAAATTTAGAAAATCAGGCAAAAGATATCAAAGATGAAATCTTTAGAATCAGTTGGTATATGCGAGGCGGCGTCAGTAGCCATGAATTATTTCATGTATATTCTGTAGAAGACAGAAAAATTATCAACGAAATAATTAAAGATAATATTGAAAATACTAAAAAATCAAGGTTGGCGCTAATTTAAACGTACTGTCGTATTAGATCTTGTGCGGTTACTGATCCAGTTTTTACAGGCCTTGAAGTAGAATCCGGTTGTTCTGTACCTGCTGGTTCACCATCGCCAGCATCAGATACATAGTCTTTCACTGTGTTATAGATATCTTGTCTAATATTTTTCCAGTCTGCTGGTATAAATCCGCCTGGAAAATCGCCAACTATACCAGCAGCTGGTGCTGCCCATGACAATAATTTAATTGCTATAGCTTTTTGTACTGATTCTTTATTTAAAAGATACATTAAAGCAGCTTGAATGGCTAGCGTTCCCCCTAGGGCAATTATAGAACCAAAGCCTGGAATCCATCTTAAAAGACTAGCTATTGTTCTAACAGAAGCAGGTGTTGTTGCTACCATTAATCTAAATGCAACAACACCTGTAACTATTCTACTAATAGCTATAAGAGTATAATATTCTCTTAAATCTTGTGTTATTTGCTGTTGTTCATTAGTACCGTATTTGGCAAACGCACCTATTTCCCAAAGTTCGCGTACCGCTGCCATTTCTTCAATCCATTGAAGTACCGGTACTACCATCGCCGATGTTGTGCCTAGCATTTTTACAAACGGAATTTTGTAAAATTGTTGGCTTCCTTTAAGAACAAGAGCATTTACTTTATTATAACCTGTTATACTTAGATTTTTTAAAGCAGTCATAGGTTTTATAGGAACAGCTCTACCTTTGCTATCATATTTTACTAGCCCATGACTTTTATTAAAGCCATAAGAATCTGCTCGAGCATCCATTTTTGCTTTACCACTTTGATAAGCCATACGATGCTTATCCGCAGTGTTCAATTCGGTGAGAGTAATTTCATAAACTTTCATAATGTTTTATTTATCGGAGAAGAACTAACGTTCTTCTGTTCTTCGCTGTCGCTCGAACTTTTTTCTTAATATTTACTGCGAAGCAGTTTAAAATATTATCTAGATTGTGTGGTCACACTTAGCCCGTTAGGGCTAAGTTTTGAACATTATCTGAGTTGCTAATGTCACACAGCGTTAGGACTATAAATGTTTGCTATTCTGTACAAAATAACACTATATTGTATAGAATAGTTAACATTATGCGTAGGCGGTTGTCCGGTACCTACTCATCCCGTCTTATCACAACGGCAGGCCTGTACTGATACGCTATCATCTGTACAGCCGTTAGGGAGTTACCCTTCTTTTAGCCTTTTTCTAAATCTTTTCAAACAGCAAATCCGGTTGTATGTAGGCATATCCGAACATCGTCCTGTAAAGGATAGTTGCTGAGTACTCACAACGGCGAGAGATTTCCTTACCCTGCGACATCACCAGGGATTTGGGCGCCCGAAATTAGCTGGCGCTTGCTTTAACCGTTTGATTTTGCCTGTGCTTGTTCTAGTAATCGCTGCCTGAGTATGTTTGAACCGCCAACTCTAACGTTAATAATGCCGTTATAGTATTCGTCTGTTTCTAACACTCTGCGTTCAAACTGTTCTCTTGCCTCTAGATATGACATTTCTGCCTTGGATTTGCAAAGATAAAGTATTTCTCTTGTGAATTTTTCCGGACCTAGTGTTTGTACATCTGCGTTTAACCTATCTGATGACCCCCAATAGTCGCGCCAGTCGCTTTCAACTACGGATCTTCTTTTAAGTTTTCGGCCTTTAAGTGGTGGACGAGTTTTTTTAAACTGTGCTAATTTTTTGCCTATGTATTTTTGCCCGGTTTGTATATTAGTAATCAAATAAACAAAGCCAATATAGCCTTCTGGTATTTCTTCTAAGATTTGATTTTGATAACACCACTTCATCAATTATGTAGCGTTGTTATTTTTTTGTGCCTTTAAAATTGATTCTCTATATTTTGGTGATTTTACTTTTGGTTTTACTGACCTAACTGCCTGAATTTCGTCTCGCCTAATTGATGCTAGCCTTCTAATTTCACTTAATAATCGTCGTGCCTCTATACCAGCTACATGCGTTTGTCTATTTTCCCATTCTTGATTCTTTTTAAAATAGGCATGTACTGTTTTTAATAACAAATTATGGATATCATCACTCATCTATAATTTCTAAATCGTTAGCATAGCTAGTAAATCCGTTTTCTTTAATAACTTTAAGAACATTATTAACTCGACCAATTAATTCATCTTTATGACTGATCAAGAAAATATTCTTTTGACGTTCTCTACTCATCTTCTTGAGAACACCTAAAGCATTTTCAACACCGGCTGCGTCAAGTCCGTTATCAACTAATTCGTCAATAAACAATAAATTAATATTTTGATATAGACTTTCCCATACATCTCGGAAGCTCCATGATAATCCTAAGATTAATCTGTTGCGTTCTCCTCGACTTAGATTGTCGAAATCTAAGTCTTGTCCTAACTGAGTAATTTCTACAGATAAATCATTTTGAAATCTCACAGTATGCGGCAAGCCCATCTTGTCTAGATAATAAGTTAATCTGTTATTAAGATAGGCTAGATTTTGATCTATAATCTTTTTACGGATAAAACTATCCTTGCTGGTTAGTAATTTAAGTAAAAATTCTTGATGATCTTTTAGCGTAGTTAAATCGTTGATCTGATCCCAACTAATTTCTTGTATAGCGGTATTCCTAAGTTCGTCAATTTGTTCTTGATATGGGTCAATTTCATTTTGCCGTGTAGACAGAGCATTTTCTAAACTAGTTAAATTGTTTTGATGTTTAAGAGCTTCTTCGACAGTGTCGTAATATGTCTTTGGTCGACCATTAATGTCGCCTATTTCTTCTAGTTCTTGAATAACAGTGGCATAGCTATCACTGACACCTTGTAGATATGTCAAAGCATCGGCTAAATTCTTTTCTGCTGCCGCAGTCATTTCTTCGTGCTTGTGTGTATGTACACCTTGTTCGCAACTAGGACACGTTTTGTTTTTAAGTTGCTCAACTTCTTTTTCGTATTTTTTAACCTGTTTGTCTGCTTGTATTACCGCAGTTTCTAACGTAGCCTTTTCTTTATTAAGACTTTTTATTTTTGCTGATAATTCGTCATACGTTTTTAGTTTGGCATGTTGTTGAATTTCTTTTTCAATATCAACAGCCTGTAATTCAATGATACTTTCAGCAATTTTTTCGCAGTCGTCCCTTTGCTGTTTAATCCAAGCCTTTTGTCTAGTCAATAGACCGTCAATGCTTTGTTGAATTTTATCATTAGACTTTTTAGTTGCTTCGATGTTAGCATTTTCTTGAACAATAGATTCTTTTGTAATTCTAATTTGTTCTTTTAATGACTCTGCTTTTTCACTAAGCAAAGTAATGCCCAATAGTTGCTCGATAATTTCTCTTTGCTCATTGGCCTTAAGACTTAAAAACGGTTCTGTATAGGTGTTTAAAGCAACAATATGTTTGAACATATCGTGACTCATACCTAGTAATTCGTCAATATCCTTTTGTGTTTCACGCATGTCGCCTTGGGCATCATCAGTTTCGCCTGCTGCCTGTTCCGTGTCATTGACATAGAATTTCATAACACTAGGCTTACGTCCTCGCTCAATACGGTATTTGTTGCCGTTTTTCTCAAAGCTAAGTGTAACTAACATGTTTTTATTGTTAATCTTGTTAATAAGATTATCTTTTTTAATGTTAGTTAATGCGTTTCCAAACAACGAAAAACTTAAAGCATTGATAATAGTAGTTTTTCCTGTACCATTGCGACTGCCGCCATCGTCGCCGCCCATGTCTAAGTTTTCTCCAAGTACAAGAGTTAAATTTTCTTTGCTAAAATCTACAGCTTGAGTTTGGTTTCCTACACTCATAAAGTTTTTTACTGTTAATTCTTTTAATTTGATACTCATAGACTGTTATAAATGTTTAGTAATACCTTGCTGTCAAAATTATCACTCTGAATGTTTACTAATTGATTACTCACGATTTGATCTACACTTTCAAATGACTGAATATCAATGTCTGTGTTAATTTCAAGTTCTTTCTTTTCTGGTATTAGTGTTAGTTCTCTAATGTCATAGTCGGACATAAATTTTTCTTTAATAAAACTAGCTTCTTCATAGCTGATATCAATGTCTAAACTAACTCTTAAGTGTTGTTTAGGTTTAATAGTATCGTCCGCTTTGTCAATCAGTTCACTTAATTTGATAGTTCTAAAGGTAGGTTGATCGGGCCATACTATAAATTGAGGCTTTTTACCCCATTCTAAAATAGTCATTCCTCGATCATCGTCCCATGTATCAGCGTAGTTGTGGGGGAAAGCATTGCCAATATAAACAATATTAGTTTTCTGTTGTCTCTTATGAAAGTGCCCACTGAATACAAGTTCAGGATTTTTAAAATGACTAGCTTGAAGCTCGCCGTGGTCTGGCATTTGAACCATAGCGTTCATCATGAACAATGGTAATTCAAAGTGACCAAAGACATAACGGCTTTTTAGCTTTTCCATTTTTTTCCATTCGTCGCCTACAAGCCAGGGGCACATGGTTACATCGCCGGTAGTTGTAGGTTTATGAATAATCTCGATCCCTGGAACGTACTTTCCAAACTCAACAGAATGTATGTCACGTTTATCTTTGTAATAAAGATCGTGATTGCCTGGAAAAAAGAAAAATTGATCAAATGCCTTACCAAGCTTTTCTAAAGCTCTAAGGCTGTAATCCATTGTGGTAATGTTTAATGAATTACGATTATGATGCCAGTCACCTAAAAAGAATCCAGTGTCGCAACCAGCCTTCTTAGCTTCTTGAATGAACCAATCTACAAAATCTTCGCAGTCTTGATTATGTACTGAGCTGTTGCTTTTTAGTCCAAAGTGTATGTCTGTGAAAAATGCTGCTTTTTTAAATAAACTCAATCTAGATTCTCCTTACTTGCCTATAATACTGTCAATCGTCAGATGTGTCATTTCTTTTGACTGAGTTAGCCCAGTCGCCTTCTCCTGTTCTAGTATAACTAGGGTTCATACCGTTGATTTCTAGCAGATCGTCTCGAATGTTTTGATTTCTTTTTTCGATATTAATGACTCTAACAAAAGAATTAGTAACGGCCGCGGTAAAATACGCAAAAGGATTATTAGATTTGCTCTCATCAAATTGTAAACCAATTTGTGTTAGCTGTAGAATGGCCTGTCCTTTCATTTCGTCGTTATAAGTGTAACCACGAACATTACCTCGAGTAGCATATCTTTCGCAAAGTTTTATATACATTTTAGCCAGGGTAGGAGTAATTTCTCCGTGATCCTTTGAAAATTTTCCTTTTTCTAGATCACCCTTCCAATGACTCTTTCCAACACATTCTATAATATCTTGTTCGTTAAATTTCCAATGCTGGAACGGCGGAAAATTAACTTTATCCCTGTGATCGGCTGTAGTTTTTGGATTTTTCTTTCTTGTGTTGTTAAGAGGAATGTGATCAAATGTCATTATTCGAAAAACTAAATCAGTTTTTGGAATTTTTTTATAATCAACTTCGCAGTCGGCTTGTTTGACCTTTTCTCCAGCCAATTTTCTGCGTTCGTATTCTTCTTGTCCTAATCTTTTAGCTCTATTGCGTTTGGCTTCAGCAATCGTTCTAATGTTAATTTTTTCTAAGCTAGGAAGAATTATATCATATTGGTGATATATTGGTTGTTCAAATGAGCAAAATGTATTTTTGCTTTTGTGTATTTCTTCTAGTAGATCCTTGTTGTTTAAGTAGTTAACTTTCATAATATTCCTTGGTTACATAGTATAATATATGTACATAATTTTGTCAACTAAATAGAATATCAAAGGAGAACTTATGCCAATTGATATTGTAAAAAGCGCAGTTAGTACAGCTACTCAAGTGGCAGGTAGTGCTCTAGGAGCAGTAAATGGAGCACTGGGCCAAGCAAGTAACGCATTTCAAGAAGCAGGCAAACTTGCGAGCGCACTTAGTAATTTATCTAATCCCGCAGCGCTGATATCCGCATTACGGAGCAAAAACCTTAGCACAGGTGGCGGCACTGCCGGAACTGCTAGTGCTACTGCTTCATTTAGCGGTAGTGAATCTCCGAATGATTGGAGAGTTAGGTTAGATGTGCCAGATGTGTTCAAAAGCAGTCCGGTGTTATCTCCACTTCGTCAGGCCGGCGGACTAATTTTTCCTTACACACCGTCCATATCTATATCAAGTAGTGCCACTTATGATGAACAACAACTAACTCATCAAAATTATGCTTTCATTTATTACAATAGCAGTAGAGCAGATACAATACAAATTAGTGCGCCATTCCATGTTGAAGATTCGGCACAAGGGGCATATTGGTTAGCTGCAGTTCATATGCTTCGTAGTTGTACAAAAATGTTTACTGGAGCCAGTCAAAATCAAGGCAATCCCCCACCTATATTAAAATTAAATGGATATGGGGATTATGTTTTTAAAAATATACCAGTTGTTTTAAAAAGTTTTTCAATTGATTTACCTCAAGAGGTAAGCTATATCAATTGTTCGGCATCCGCCGGTCAGACAGGAGCCGGCTCAGGTGGCGGCCCATTATCTTCAATTGCGGGTATAGCTTCTGGTGCTACAGCATTGGCAGGCCTTGCCGGTGCAGTTGGTAACAATAAATTAGCCAATACATTAGGTAAAGTTGGAGCAATTGGTGGAGCAATCGCAGGAATAGGAAATATTCTTACAAGTAAACCTGGAGAAGCTACATTAGGTGCGTCTGGTAATAGTTGGGTGCCAGTAAAAAGCACTATGACACTAACCCTTCAACCTATCTACAGCAGAGAAAATATGCGTAGGTTTAGTTTACAAGACTTTGTAAATGGAAAATATGTTAAAGATGGAGGTTATGTATAATGGCTACATATTCATCTTCTAGTCCGTGGTTTAACACCCCTATTGTTCAAAATTATTTAGATATACTTACTATTAGGCCTGTAGCAGCTGAAGCTGATGATTTTGTTTATACTATAGAACCTCAGTATGCTTACCGACCAGATTTGTTATCATATGATTTATACGGAACAAATAAATTATGGTGGGTGTTTATTCAAAGAAATTTAGATAGACTACAAGATCCCATTTATGATTTTGTACCTGGCGTGGAAATTTATATTCCAAAGAAAGCAGGATTACTTAAAGTCTTAGGAATTTAAAATGCCTACTTTTGATTTTAAATCAGCAGCTACAACACTGACTAGTGTAGCAAATAAAACTCTTTCAAGCACTGGTCTTGCTCAGGGGTTAAGTTCAGCAGCAGGGTCTCTTGCTGGTGCTGTTAATCAATTTAAAAGTGGAATACCTACTGGGCTGAATAATATTACTGCCGCTATTCCTGGTCTGGCTGGCATCCAAAGTGCTTTAGAAAACGCCAAAAAAAGTGTTACTAATTTTGGAAATTTGTTTGATAACGCAACAAAAAATGTAACAATAGAAAGTTCAGGACTTGCTGCCGGTGACAGACTTCCTAATGTATTACATTACTATAGTTCGTTTAATTATATTTTTACATTAAGCGTTTTAGATGACTACAGTATTAATTTTCCAAACGAAACATATAGACGAGGTCAAGTTGGATCTATAATTTTAAAAAGTGGCAGTGGTAATCCCGACGATAGAGTGCCTCTTAGCTATAAGCTTGATTATAACAAGCAAGGCGGATTTGAATTCTTTATGGATAATTTAGAAATTAAAGGTGCCTACGGATTTGAAAAAGCTACAGGAAACACAAATACTACAGCAATATCATTTAAAGTTACTGAACCTTACAGTATGGGTTTATTCTTTGAAACACTACAAGCTGCAGCCGCTCAAGCAGGACACCCTAACTATACGCAAGTTCCTATACTATTGTCTATAGAATTTAAAGGACATTTAGGACCTAATCAGCAAAGTGTACAAATAGATAATGCTAATGTACGAATACCACTAAAAATAATGACAGTAAATATGAAAGTTACGGGCAAAGGATGTGAGTATGACATTCAAGCTTATCCGTGGAACGAACAGGGATACGGTAGCGTGTATAGCAGACTAAAAAGTGATGTAAGTATTGTAGGTAAAACTGTTATAGAAATGTTACAAACTGGAGAAGACAGTCTTCAGTACAATTTAAATAGGTGGCTATCAGAAGCCGTAAGACGTAAAGATGTAAATGTACCTGATCAAATTTTAATTAGTTTTCCTAATGATTTAAAATCTGGTGATTCGGTATCCCCACCGCCGGCAAACTCAGCAACTGTTAATCCAAATACAGTTTCTAGCGGTGGCGACTTTTATGGAAAGTTAGGCCTAAAAGGAAACAAAGGAAAGTATAATACTACACAGGTTCAAATTGACACCACTGTAAACGATATAGGCAAAAGCGGATTAGGATTCAGTCTTTTTGATAAAGGCACTACACCATTTGCCAAAGATAACTTTGTTTTTGACCAAGACAAGGGAGTCTGGGTTAGAGGTAACATGTCTATCAATCCTAAAGAAAGTGCTTTTCAATTTAAACAAGGTTGCGACATTATTAATACAATTAATCAAGTTATATTAATGAGTGATTATGGCAGAACAGCACTTCAACAAGTTAAAAATGGTATGATACAGTGGTGGAGAGTAGAAGCGCAAACATATAATATACCTACAGATGAAAATTTAAAGAAAACAGGTGTTAAACCTAGGCTTATTGTTTATAGAGTTATTCCTTATCTAGTTAGTCAGAGTCAGTTTTTACCTCCTAACACTGCTCCAGATGGAGTAAAAAAAGTTGACAAAGACGTTGTAAAAGAATACGAATATATCTATACAGGACAAAATACTGATATCATAGACTGGGACATTCAATTTCAAAATAGTTTTTATAGATCTCTCAATGCTGATAGCGCAAAAAATAACGAAGGTGTTGATAGGCAAGGAAATAACGGAGGCGCAGCTCCTGATAAAGATGACCCGCATAAACCTTCACCAGACGGTGCTAAACCAACAAAAAAAGAATTACCTACAATAGTGTATAAAGATGGTGTTATTACCGGTACTGCTCATAAAGGTGGCGGCGGCTTAGACGATAAAGCTAGTCAAGCAGCAAGACAATTCCACGATGCTATTACAGCTGGCACTGACATGATAGGATTAAATTTAACTATCTTAGGAGATCCTTATTATATGGGAGACAGTGGTTGGGGAAATTATTCTGCTGCTAAAACTGATAATCCATTTGTAAACGCAGATAGCAAGCTTGATTGGCAACGAGGCGAAGTTTATATAAAAGTTATGTTTAAGAGCCCTGTTGATATAAATCAAAAAACAGGCATGTATGATTTACAAACCACAATACCACTAAGTTTATTCAGCGGATTATACAAAGTAAGAGAAGTAACATCTTCTTTTAGTAGAGGAAAGTTTGTACAACAACTTCAATTATACAGAATGGTTAATCAAAACAATCCGGCTCCTAATAAACCTATTATTGCAACAGGAAGTAGTTTTTCTATTCCTGGGGTACAGGTGTTTGATGACGGATCAACATTACAAACGTTTGATGACGGATCGACTCTAGCAGTTGGTACCGACGGTAGCGTAACCTCAACACCAGCATCAGGATAATTATGTCAGAAGATACTAGATATGCTCAAGGTACAGAGCCAGAAGTCAGTCCAGGACCTCACCTAGCAAAAATTGTTAGCTATGTAGATCCAGATTATATGGGTCGACTACAAGTACAGATAATGCGAGAAGTAGGTAATAATCCAAGTAGTTCGACCGAATTGCGCTATGCGTACTATTCAAGTCCGTATTTTGGTTATACTAATATTGATTTTAATGGTAAAGAACCTGACGACTACGATAATACTCAAAAAGCTTTTGGAATGTGGGGAGTTCCACCTACTGTAGGAACATTTGTTATTGTAGTTTCTATCGACGGTGATCCAAAAAAGACTTATGTGATAGGCTGTATTCAAGATGACGGAATAAATTTTAGTGTCCCTGGTCATGCTGCTACATCATTTGTTACAGAAGAAAGCAAAAAGACAGATAAAGAACGTGTACCAGTAGCAGAAATAAACAAAAAAGCTAGAGATGTAACTGGTGACACTACAATGATACCTAAGCCAGCTAGCCCGTTAGAACAAGTATTTGATAATCAAGGTTTATTAGAAGATGATATACGAGGCATTACTACTAGTAGTGCTAGACGAGAAGTCCCTTCAGCAGTGTTTGGCATTTCAACACCCGGACCAGAAGATAAAAAAGGTAAAAGAGCTAGTCAAGGAAAGATAGAAAGTCTAGCACTAGGAACATTTGTTAGTAGACTGCCTGGGTCTACGTTTGTCATGGATGACGGAGACGATAAGTTTATTAGAATGACTACGCCTTCTGAAGGTCCGCCTGAATACGAAGCAGTAGAACAGTTGTCAAAAGGACAAACTCCTACTGGTGATGTTCATATACCGCATAACGAGCTTATTAGATTACGTACTAGAACTGGCCATCAAATTTTATTACACAATTCAGAAGATTTAATTTACATTGGAAACGCTAGAGGAACAGCGTGGATTGAATTAAGCAGCGATGGAAAAATTGATATTTTTGCTGAAGACAGTATTAGTGTTCATACTAAACAAGATTTAAATTTTTTTGCTGATAGAGATATTAACATTGAAGCTAGAAGAAATTTAAACATTAAAGTGGCTCAAGAAATGCACACTCAGACAGGCGCAGATCAAATTGTTATAGTTGATGGCAATCAAAAAATTCATGTTAAGCAAAAAGTTGATGTAACGTATGATACTGAATTTTTACATCATGTTCAAGGCAACGTTAATATCAATTTTGATTCTAATTACATTCATACTGTTGGTGGAAACTTAGATATTAATGTAAGTGGCGATAGCAAATTAAGTTCAGGTGGTGGTATGTCTATGAATAGCGGAGGAAATAATAATCTAACTGCTGGCGGCACAACTAATATTAAGAGTGGAGGGCAGCATATTGAAACTGCTAGTGCTATTCATATGAATGGCCCATCGGCTGCTACGGCAGAATCTGCTTCAACTGCTGAACAAGCTGAGCTTCCTCTGCCACTAAAAACTCACAGCGTTCCAGATCAAGAAGGTAGTGAGCTAGTTCAAACTATTATGCGTAGAATGCCCATACACGAACCTTGGCCGCATCACGAAAACTTAGATCCCGTTCAATTTAAGCCCGATCAATTAGATAGAGATATTGATGGAAGATACGAAGAAAACAGTGAAAGTATTCTTGTAACTCCGGAATATTTTAAAAAGTACACAACAGTTACTGATACATTTGCTAAGATTAAAGGCGATGACAGTCAAGGAAATGAAGAATAAATATTAAATTATGACAGCAAGCCAACGACTATATGAAAAAATTGTGGTACCTGGACCAGCAGGTAGAAGTAATGTTCCTGGCGCTAAAACTTACAAAGGTTTTAGCACTGTCTCAGGATCAAAAAATGTTGGACTATACGATTTTAATCTAATTAAACAAGATTTATTAAATCATTTTCATATAAGACAAGGTGAAAAACTCAGCGATCCTACTTTTGGTACTATAATTTGGGACATACTATTTGAACCTTTAACAGACGATCTTAAAGCAGTTATCATTAAAAACGTAGAAGATATTGTCAATCATGATCCGCGAATAATTGCCAATAACGTAACAGTAACAACTTATGAAAGTGGCATACAAATTGAGTGTGAGCTAACATATTTGCCCTATAACATTCAAGAAGCATTGACTTTTAGATTTGATCAAGCTAACGGTCTACTAGGTTAATAAACTACCCACTTAATAAATTTCAATAAATATCTGTATAATAGGAAACAGATATGTCAGCAACAGACCGTCAAAATAGATTATTAGTCGCCGAAGACTGGAAAAGAATTTACCAAAGTTTTCGTAACGCAGATTTTCAAAGCTATGACTTTGAAAACCTTCGTCGGGTAATGATATCCTACATTAGAGAAAATTATCCAGAAGATTTTAATGATTATATTGAAAGCTCTGAGTATCTAGCATTAATTGATCTTATAGCGTTTTTAGGGCAAAACATCAGCTTTAGAGCAGATTTAAATGCTCGTGAGAATTTTTTAGAATTAGCAGAGCGTAGAGAAAGTGTTTTAAGACTATCTAGACTCTTAAGTTACAAGGCTAAAAGAAATATAGCTGCAAACGGATTATTAAAGTTTGCAGCGATACAAACTACACAAAATGTATACGACAGTAACGGTAGAAATCTCAGCGGACAAACTGTTATTTGGAATGATCCTGCTAATTTAAACTGGTATGATCAGTTCATTAAAGTGTTAAATTCAGCACTGCCAACCGGCAGACAGTTTGGAAATCCTGACGCAAAAGATACCATTTATGGTATTCCTACAGAACAGTATAGATTTCAGGCAATTAATAATGACGTTCCTATCTTTAGTTTCAACAAAACAGTTGATGGTCGACAAATGAACTTTGAAGTTGTTAGTACATCTTTTAGCGGAAAAACTGAAATTTATGAAGAACCGCCTAGCATTGCTAACAGACTAAGTTTTATCTATAGAGATGACGGCAAAGGAAATAACAGTTCTAATACTGGATTTTTCTTAATGTTCAAAGAAGGATTATTAAATCAAGGAACATTTAATATTTCACAACCTGCTACAGACGAAACAGTTGATATTGATGCGGTGAACATTAATAACTCTGATGTATGGTTGTATAGATTAGACCAAAACGGTTTAGAATCAGAATATTGGGCACAAGTTCCAAATTTTGAAGGCAATAATATCATATATAACAGCCTTAATAAAAATATAAGAAATATATACGGAGTTGTTACAAGAGCCGAAGATAGAGTCAGTTTAATTTTTAGTGATGGTGTGTTTGGAAATTTACCTTTAGGTAATTTTAGAGTATATTACAGAGTTAGTAATGGTCTTAATTACACAATTAATCCTAGAGATATAAAAAATGTAACAATAGACATACCATATATTAGTAGCACAGGTCAAGCTGAAACTTTAACAATTACACTAAGTTTACAGTCTAGCGTAAGTAATTCGTCACCTACAGAGTCTAATGAATCGATTAAAGCAAGAGCTCCTGCTACTTACTATACTCAAAACAGAATGATTACCGCAGAGGATTATAACATTAGTCCATTAAGTGTAAATCAAGAAATAGCGAAAATTAAAGCAGTTAATAGAAGTGCTAGCGGTATTAGTAGATTTTTTGATTTAGTAGATCCAACAGGAAAGTATAGTAAGACAAATCTATTTGCCGATGACGGAATTGTTTATAAACAAGAATACACTGATAGTTTTAAATTTAACTATTCAACAAGAACAGACATAGAAGCAGTAATTTATAATCAAGTTACTGATGTTTTAAAAAAGCTAAATTTAAAACATTTTTATTATGATAATTTCAATAGAGAAAATATTGAACTCACATTACCCGGTATTAAATGGTTTAATCAAACAACAGACACTAATCAAAGCTCTGGGTATTTGAAAGACACAAATATTCTCACTGTTCAAAAATTAGGCACTTATACTTCTAGCTTATTGAGATTTTTTACAGTAGGAGCTTTAGTTAAGTTCACAGCACCTACCGGATACCATTTCGATAAAAATAATAATAATGCTATCACTGCTAGTACAAATCCTTTACCAGCCGGCGCAACAAAATTTATTTGGTGTAAAGTTATAAGTGTTTACGGCGATGGAACAAATAATGGAACTGGCATATTGCCAGATGGAGTAACAGGCACAATTTTATTAAATGACATTATTCCTAGCACAGACACTTTACAACCCAATTTGGCTGAAATAATCCCAGCATGGAAAACTTCATTGTCTTCAGATATAGTTTCATCAATGGTAGATTTAGTTTTTGATAATAAACCTTTTGGGCTAAGATACGACACGGGTACTAGGTCTTGGAAAATTATTTTAGAAAGTAATTTAAATGTTAACGGATCTTTTAGTTTAGGTCGTCAAGGAGATATAACAAATCAAAAAGTAGATCGTAGTTGGTTACTGTTGTTTACTACTGACACTGAATATTATACTGTAACTTCTAGACTTGTTAGATATATTTTTGAAAGTGACAAACAGGTAAGATTCTTTTTTGATTCAAGCGATAAAATTTATGATACAAGAAATAATACAGTTGTTAAAGATCAAATAAAAATATTAAGTATCAATATAGACCCCACAGTGCCTGGTAATACTACGCCGTTTACTTTTGATAGAAATTGGGAAATTCTTGAAGAATACAAAGGTATAGATGGATATGTAGATTCTAAAAAAATTGAAATTACATTTAGCGACGTAGACGATGACGGTGTAGTCGATGATCCAAATGTATTTGATGAAGTAGTAGCCGATAATAGTTATATAATTTTAGAAAAATATATAATCAACCAAGGACTAGAAGATTATAGATATATCAAGAATAACAACTTAGTTTACATTGCTCAGAACGAATCTTTAGTTCCTATTAATAAAAAAGTAGCAGGTAATTATTTTTATTCTATCGACGATGATTTAGTTTATCAATATAATATTGGATTATCATATGACGTCAGTTTAGATTATAAAGTTTATAAGGGCAGAGATAATTTAAAATTCCAGTATATTCATAACGCAGATTACGAAGCAAGAATTGATCCAGGTATCACTAACTTAGTTGATGTTTATATTCTTACAAGAGAGTATGATACTCAATATAGACAATGGGTATCAGGCGGCAGAACAACTGAGCCCTTACCGCCAAGTAGTGATAGTCTTTACAATTTATTAAGCTCAGATCTTAATAAAATTAAGTCAATTAGTGATGAAATCATTTATCATCCTGTAAAGTATAAAGTATTATTTGGAAATAAAGCTTCTTCGGACGTTCGTGCTGTGTTTAAGGTTGTAAAAAATGACGAAGTTGTAATTAGCGACAATGATGTTAAATCTAGAGTCTTAACAGCCGTAGCCGAATTTTTTGCTTTAGAAAATTGGGAGTTTGGCGATAATTTTTATTTTAGCGAGCTATCAACTTATGTAATGAACAGATTAGCACCTAATATTGTTAATTTTATTATTGTTCCTAAACAGGGAGATTTAAGTTTTGGTAGTTTATATGAGATAAGAAGCGAAAAAGATCAATTGTTTATCAATGGTGCGTCTATAGAAGATATAGAAATTATATCAGCAATCACAGCGTCTAAGATTCAGAGCGCTGGAGCAATTGAAAGCAAACAACGTTTAGTAAATCAGCAATCCATAACCAGCGCAGGGAGTAACTAATGGCATTCGATAATAATCAAGAAGAACCAAAATTGCCAACTAACAAGCTTGGCAAAAGAAATAGTTCTGATCTTTTGCCTCGTTATTTTAGAACAAATAACAATAAAAAGTTTCTACAGGCCACATTAGACCAATTAATTCAGCCAGGGACTGTAAAAAAATTAAATGGCTTTGTAGGAAGAAAATCAGCCAAAGCAGTTAAAACGTCAGACGTATATATAGATGCTGCTGAAAAAGTTAGACAAGATTATCAATTTGAACCAGCTGCAATTGTACAAGATGATTTTGGTAATGTAACATTTTTTAAAGATTATATTGATCATATTAATCATATTAATACAAATGGCGGTATTATTAGTAATCATGCTAGAATCAATAAACAAGAATACTATGCTTGGAATTCGCACATAGATTGGGATAAGTTTGTTAATTATCAGCAATATTATTGGATGCCCTTTGGTCCAGAACCTGTATCAGTGTTTGGACAACAATTAGAAATTGCTAGTACATATACAATTAAGGGTGTTAACGAAGAAGACAATGTGGCTTATTTGTTCACTCCTAATGGTCTAACTAGAAATCCTAAAATAAAATTATTTAGAGGTCAGACTTATAAGTTTGAAATTGATGCACCAGGTCATCCTTTTAGCATTAAAAAATTAAGAACATCTGGTTCTTTAGATCGATACACTAAAGGTGTTGATAGTGTGGCTGTAGAAAAAGGTACTTTAACTTTTACAGTTCCTCAAGATGCTCCTAACGTTTTATTTTATGTAAGTGAAAATTCTGTTGACACTGGTGGTGTTTTCCATGTATTAGACATAGAAGAAAATACAGCCGTTGATGTAGACAATGAAATTATCGGCAAGAAAACATATCAAATTCCTAACGGCCCTGGAAAATCTGTAGCATTAAGCAACGGAATGAAATTAGAATTTAAAGGACAAGTAACCCCTGAAAAGTATGCCACTGGCTATTGGTATGTTGAGGGAGTAGGTTCGGCTATCAAGTTAATTGCAGAAACTGATCTTGAAATTAGATCATCATATTCCGCAGATAAGACATTGTTATTTGATGATGTTCCGTTTGACCGATTGCCTTTTAGTGAAACTGGCACGTTTCCTGTAGATCAAGATTATATAACAATAAACAGAGGTAGTCCTGACTTAAATCCTTGGTCGCGATATAATCGATGGTTTCATAAAGATGTTATTGAGCTCAGCGCAACTGTTATGAAAAGAACAGTTGACCTTGACCAAACTGGTAGAGCCAAACGCCCAATCATCGAATTTAATTCTGGCATCAAACTTTTCAATTATGGACATAGGGCTAAAAAAAGCATTGATGTTATTGACACTTTTACCAAAGATGTTTTTAGTACAATTGAGGGAAGTCTTGGATATAATGTAGACGGTATTGATCTTGTAAACGGTATGAGAATATTGTTTACAGGTGATACAGATATAACAGTTAAAAATAAAATTTATGATGTTAATTTTATAACAGTCACACCACCTGTAAAAACATTGTCTTTTAATTCAGAAAACGCAGTCAATGTTGATACTGATACAATTACCTTTACTGAACGACATGGGTTAACAACAAGAACAAGAATAGTATATACTTCTGAAGGTAATACTGTAATTGGCGGCCTATTGAATAGGCAAGTTTATTACATCAAGGTAATTGACACATTTACTATCGAATTATATGCTAGAGCTGATTTGTCACAAAAAGTTAACATAACTAGCACTAGTACAGGAGTTCATCAATTTGAAACGTATACTCAGCCGCGAAATCAAATTTATCTATCTCCGTCTGACGATCACGAACCTATCGAGTACGAAACTGTTAGTGTGAATCGAGGAATAAAAAATCAAGGCTTAACTTATTGGTACAACGGTACTAATTGGTTGCCAGCCCAAGAAAAGACCAAAGTTAACCAGCCTCCTTTGTTTGACATATTTGATGCAGATGGATATAGCTATTCTGATTTAGATTTTTATCAAGGATCTAATTTTCTAGGAAATAAAATTTTTAGCTATGCTGTAGGGACCGGGTCTAATGACTCAGTGTTGGGATTTCCTTTATCTTATAGAAATATTAACAACATCGGCGACATAGTTTTTGATTTTAATTTATTATCTGATCCAGATTTTTTCTATAAGGCAGGAGATACTCAAATAGGAAAAAATAGTGACATTGGTTTTTTAAAGATCATTGAAGATTTAGATAGAATTACTTTTGAGAACGGATGGACTTCTAAGAAATACGATTTTACAACAGTCGAACAGGCTAACGAAGTTTCGATTCAGCCAGTTGTTAGAGAGTATAAAAATGAAACAACTAATAAAAAAGTCAACGGAGAAATAGTAACTCTACCATTAACAAATAATTTCCTTTTAGATGTCTACGATAATTTACCTTCAGATATTGAATTAATTGTAAATGTCTATTTAAACGGAGTTAGACTTCATCCGTCAAAGTATTCAGTAGTACAAGATATAAATTATAAAAAAGTTGTACTAGCGCAAGATATCACTGACATCGAAACAGTTGTTACAATAGAAACTACAGCTAATTGGCCAAAAAATGAAAAAGGATTTTACAAATTACCTATAAATCTTGAAAATAATCCTTTAAACAATAATATAGGTCAATTTACTTTAGGAGAAGTTATTAATCATGTTGACATGATTACACGACTACTTCCTAATTTTACTGGGGAATATCCAGGAAACAGTAATTTAAGAGATTTAGGCGGAGTTTCTAAATACGGAAGAAGATTCATTCAGCATGTAGGACCTGTAAATTTATCTTTATATCATTTAGGAGATAAAAGTTCAAATTTATTTAAAGGTATAGAAAAAGCTTCAAATGATTACGGAACATTTAAAAGATCATTTGTAAACAAATTGTCAGATCTAGGCATTGATGCCGATCCGTTAGTTATGGTCAATGAAGCATTACGACAGATGTTTGAATCTAGACCAAAATCTACTCCTTATTATCTAAGTGACATGCTAGGATATTCTGCCTTTAATAGGATTGAGCATACTGTATTAGATGAAAATAATAAAACATATGGCATGACTAGATCGTTTAATTTAAACAGTCTAAGTAATAAATCAGTTTTAATTTATCATAATGGTATACAATTATTACATGGTAGAGATTATGTTTTTAATGAAGAAAACTTTTTTACTGTACTAAGTCCATTACAGGAAGATGATGTATTAGAAGTGTATGAGTATGACACAACCGATGGATGTTTTATACCACCTACACCTACAAAATTAGGTATCTATCCTTTATACGAACCAGAAATTTTTATAGACAACACATATATTGCTGATCCTATTTCTTTTAGAGTTCCGAATGTTGTTCCTGAAACAACTAAAATAATAAGAATTGATAGGTATAATAATATTATTGATGATTATTTGATTAAAATCTTTGTCGACGGAATTCAAAAAGAGTATGATACAGATTACACTATTACTAAAGATCCAGACTCTGCCATTATAGAATTTGCAACTATACTCGATAAAAATTCATTAGTTGAAATTTACATTCCTGATACAAAATTAAGAGGGCACGACGGAAGCTCAATGTTTACTTTTAATGATTATAGAGATCAATGTATACTTGAGTTTGAAAGAAGAATTTTTAATAATGTAAAAGTAAAATATGATCCTTCAATATTTGATATCTATGATCATATTCCTGGTTACAGTCGACCAGCAGATTATTCATTAGATGAATATAATAAAATAATTTCTAAATTTTTCTATCAGTGGACAACAAATATTAATCAAGACTATACTAAAGGTTATCCTTTAGATTTAGATAACTCGTTTAGTTTTAATTATAGAGATCAATTTTCTCCCGACAATAAACCAATACCAGCTTTCTGGAGAGGTATTTACTATTGGATGTTAGATACTGATCAACCTCATATTAGACCTTGGGAATGTTTGGGATTTAGTATTAAGCCTTTATGGTGGGAAGATACATACGGTCCTGCCCCATACACAAGAGATAATTTAGTAATGTGGGATGATATCAAAACAGGAACTATAAGAGAATCTGGTCAACCAATCTATATTAATCCAAAATTTGCTAAAGGTATACTATCTCAAGGTGCTCCTGTTGACGAATACGGCAACTTGCTAAGTCCATTACAGTCTGGATATGCTTTAGGAACCCTTCCACTCACTGAAGGATATTATCAATTTGGTGATTGTTCTCCTGTAGAATACGCATGGAGACAAAGCAGTTATTATCCTTTTGCTGTGCTTCAAACGATTTTGTTAATGAGACCAAATGATACATTAGGTCGATGTTTAGACAGAAGCAGAATCATTAAAAATAAAGTAGGTCAATTAGTATACAAAGACACTTACAAACGTTTAAGATTAGAAGATATTAAAGTTCCTTCTGTAGCAGAAGACGAAGTTGAAAATAGAATCTATACAGCAGGGTTAATTAACTATGTTGTTGATTATATAACTTCAAAAAACACTGACCGCATTCAGCAATATAAGAACGATCTTAAAAATTTAACTAATAAGATGTCTAATCGTTTAGGCGGTTATACTAATAAAGAAAAGTATAAAATTTTACTCGACAGTAAAACTCCAACTTCTACTGGCGGAGTATTTGTGCCAGAAGAAAATTATATTGTTGCGTTGAATACTTCAAGTGCTATTAAGAAAGTAGTATACAGCGGTATCATTGTTACAAAATATCCTGACGGTTTTGAAATTAGAGGTTATGATTTTGATAATCCATTTTTAACTGTATATCCAGGAAGAACAGTTGACAGAGTGTTTAAAGTAGGCGGCATTAGCGAAAGTTTTGTAGAATGGGAAAGCGCTAAACTTTATGTAATAGGAAAAATTGTAAGATACAATAATCTCTATTATAGAACAAAAATGACTCATACTAGCGGCGCAGACATTGATGAAGATAAATTTGTACGCCTAGCCGAACTGCCAATTCTTGGTGGAAGAGAAATTATTATTAAGTCTAATTTTAAAAAATCTGACGCTTATACAATAGCATATGGAGTGAAATTACCAACAGTACAAGATGTTGTAGATGTTATACTAGGGTATGGTGCTTATCTAGAAGATCAAGGGTTTGTCTTTGATGATTTTAACAACGCATTAGGTGTTGTTACAAATTGGGAAACTAGTGCTAAAGAATTTGCTTTTTGGTCTACACAAGGATGGAATGAAGGTTCGGCTATAAGTTTAAGTCCTGCTTCTGATAAAATTATCTACAAAGGTTCTATGGTAGTTGTAGAAAGTTTATTAGATCCATTTTACGGTTATAACGTTTATAGAGTGGACGGACAAAAACTCGATCCGGAGTTCATCCAGGTTTATCGTAGTGAAAATGATTTTGTTATTCAACCTGAAAATACTCCGTATGGAATATATGGTTTAACTTTATATCTTGTACAAAAAGAACATGTTGTGGTATTAGACAATCAAACATTATTTAATGATACAATTTATGACCTTGAAGCAGGATTCCATCAAGAACGAGTTAAAGTAGTAGGTTACACTTCTAGTAATTGGAATGGCGGGTTTGAAGTAAAAGGATTTGTCTATGACCAGGCAAAAATTCAATTGTGGGAACCTTGGATAGATTACAATCTTGGAGATATTGTTAAACATAAAGAATTCTATTATGCTGCTAAGTCAAAACTTATTGGAGCAGAAACATTTGATAGTAACAATTGGGTGTTATTAGAAGATAAACCTACTAGTCAACTTTTACCAAACTGGGATTACAAAGTTGAGCAATTTACTGATTTTTATGATTTAGATACAGACAATCTTGATGCTGGACAACAAAAAATTGCCCAGCACTTGATTGGTTATCAGAAGCGTCAGTATCTTGAAAATATTATACAGAACGATGTAAGTCAATATAAGTTCTATCAAGGTATGATTATTGAAAAAGGAACACAGAATGTATTAAACAAATTGTTTGATGTTCTAAGTGCCGCTGACCAGGAAAGCTTAACCTTTGATGAAGAATGGGCTATTCGTGTAGGTGAATACGGAGCTATAGATACTTACGACGAAATTGAATTAATATTAGATGAAGACGAGTTTAAAATAGAGCCTCAACCATTAGAATTGGTAAACTCTATAAACATCAATTCTAACGATTTTGTTTACAGACAATTACCTTCAGACATTTATGTTAAACCTAAAAATAATACCCTAAATGTCTGGCCAACTACTGGTACTGAACAATACTTACGAAGTGCTGGTTATGTAAGAGCCGATGATGTAAAATTTGTTCTTGATGAATTATCTTCTGTTACAAATTACAACATTTCTGAATTTAAATTAGGTGACTATGTATGGTGCGGATTTGAAGGCAGAAGCTGGGATGTGTTTAGATTTAGTAAATCAACTTACAAAATTGTTAATGCTGAATATTCTAATCCTACAAAAACAGTTACATTAACATTAAACAAAAATACTAGTATATCGGTTGGTGATATAATTGGTATTACCGGCAGTGAAAAATTGTCTGGGTTTGCTAAAGTTACTAGTGTTACTGGAAATCAAATTAAATTTATTAAAGAAGTTCAAGCATGGCAGTCATTTACAGATGCCTTAACAATTTCATTATTTGAATTTACTAGTCAGCGTAGTCCTGATATTGACAGTGCTAATGACTATATTCCTTCATTGTTAAAAAATAATGAATTACTATGGACAGATAAAAATGAAAATAATAAATTCGCAGTCTATGTAAACAGTCCGGCTTATAGGTCTTCACGTATTAAAACATTAGAAGAAACAAGAGATCACGGAGTAATAGCAACGGTATCTAGATCGTCTAATGTAGCAACTATTACTACAGCATTTAATCATGGATTAACTCCTTATGATAAAGTTGTGGTATTAAATTGTAGTAACGCATCATTTAATACTGCTTCTGTTACAGTAACAATTATAGGACCTAAAACATTTACATTTAATAATAGCGGTCCTGATGTAACCTCTGTAGCAGCTTCAGGAATAGTACAAGCTGATATAAATTTTGGTAAAGCAGTTTCAATTACTGGTAATGGAAATGTTGCCGCGATTGCTGATGATTTACGTGTACACATTTATAAGAAAACAACTGATTCTACTAGTTGGGCATTAACTGATAGAATTGATGATATTGCCACAGGCTTAAAATTTAGCAATGATGGACGTTGGTTAGCATTGGCATATCCTGAGCACAATAATAATACAGGAAAAATTCAAATGTATTTGTCTTTGAGTTCGGGAGAATACAATGATGAAGACATCATAGTGAGTAATGTTCCAACAGTAGGAGAAAAATTTGGTTCTGCGTTAGCACTAGCTAAAGCAGATAATGCTTACATTTTAGCAGTTGGGGTTCAAAATAAAGTTTACATTTTCCAAGCAATAGAAAATGTTTGGTCACTTGAAAGTGTAATATCTAATTCTGCGTTCGGCTTTGGCACTAATGTTGCGTTAAGCGGCGACGGAAAATTTTTAATTGTTTCTGCTCCTGATGTAAACACAACTTCTGGAGAAGTGTATGTTTACAAATATAATGGAGTTAGTTATGACTATCTCCAAACATTATCTAGAAATGAACCAAATGACGCAGAAAGATTCGGCGGCAGTATTGCGATAAGTTTCTCGGGCAATTACCTGGCAGTAGGCAGTCCATTAATGGACTTACCTAAAATACAAGATGCGGGACAAGTTTTTATATACAAATTTAATGGAACAAATTTTGGTGTAAATCCTATACAAACAATTAATAGTCCTAAACAAGAACAAATTGAAAAATTTGGATACAAATTAGAATTCATGAATGATGATTCTAGTCTTGTTGTGTTTGCGTTAAATGGAGACATTTATCAAAAGGCTACGTTTGATACCTATTCTCAAACAATACCAAATTATCCTATCTTGGATTATTTAGGTAATCCTTCTACATCTAATTATGTAAATGATCCGCAAAGTTCTATAAAAGATCAGAGCACATCTTTTGATTCTGATTCTTTAAGTATAGTTGATATTATATTAGACAGGGGCAGACTTGATGTGTTTGATAGATTTAATGAAAATTATATCTACGGCGAGAGTTTAGAAAATGTAAGTACATTCAAAAGCAGTTATGGAAATCAACTAGCTGTTGGAAATAATTGTGTATTAGTTTCGGCAGAAAATGAAGAAGATGGCGTAGTAATTAACGCTGGAATTGTTTATTCGTATGTTAAACCGGTTGATCGACGAAGCTGGAATGTGCTTTATGAGCAGATTGATAAGCCCAATGTAAAAGAAATTAAAAAAGCATATTTGTATAATAAAAAAACAAATTCTATAGTTTCTTACTTAGATGTAGTTGATCCAACTCAGGGAAAAATTCCAGGTATAGCCGATCAAGAAATTAAATTTAAAACTTATTTTGATCCTGCTGTATACAGTAAAGGAACATCTACTGTTATTGTAGACGATGGATCGAATTGGACCAAAGCACAAGTTGGTATGCTATGGTGGGATTTAACTACAGCACGTTTTGTGGAATCACAATCGGGGGATGTATCATATAGATCTAGAAATTGGAATTCTTTATTTCCGTTTGCTAGCATAGATGTCTACGAATGGGTAGAATCTACTTTATTACCTAGTCAGTGGAATAAATTAGCCGATACTGAAAAGGGGATAGCACAGGGAGTAAGCGGTCAAACTCGATACGGCGATGATGTTTATAGTGTTAATAAACAGTATGACAATATTAGCAAAACTTTTAAAGAAACATATTATTACTGGGTAAAAAATAAAACTATTCTTCCAAGAGTAGAAGGACGTTTTATTAGCGCATTTGATGTTGCTCAATTAATTGCTAATCCAGAATTATATGGATATAGTTGTTTAGCTTTCACTGGAACTAACAGTCTAAGTTTAATCAATTGTAAGAAATATTTAGAATCTAGTGATGTAGTGTTAAGCATTCAACATTGGACATCTAGTAAAAAGGATACTAACTATCATAGTCAATGGAAACTGCTTAGTTCTAATAGAAATACAGTTATTCCTGAAACAATTGAAACTAAATGGTTTCAAAGTTTAATCGGTAAAGACATTAACGGATCTCAAGTTCCAGATTTAAGATTGCCTTTAAAGCAGAGATATGGAATTGAGTTTAGACCGTTACAAAGTATGTTTGTTAACAGAATTGAAGCATTAAAACAATTTATTGAAAGAGTTAATTCTGTACTTAAGAATAAACTAATTGTAGATGATTATGACATATCTGATCTAAATAGTTATGATCCTTTACCTACTAACGTGAGCGGACTATGGGACGTTCAAATTGATACCGATCAAGAATTACGTTTTGTCTCTACTACTGGGATCTTAAAACCGAGTTTATTGCCTGTCATAGAAAAAGGTAAAATTAAACGAATTGATATTCTTAATGCTGGTCAGGGGTTTGGCAGAAATAGAATTTATCAACTAGACATAAACAATGATCCAGTACTTTGGTATGGTCCAGATATCGCAGTAACAGGTGCCGGTCGTGGTGCTGAAATTAAGACATTGATCGATCAAGCAGGAAAAATAGTTGATACACTCATTGTTAATGCTGGCGAAGGATACAAGCAAAGTTCAACAATATTAACTATTAGAAACTACAGTGTGTTAGTATCTAGCGATACTTCAAATAATAATGTATGGAGTATCTATACTTTAGACTATGAAACTAAATTATGGAGTAGAATACAATCACAAAGTTACGATGTGCGTAAATTTTGGAAATACATTGATTGGTATGGATCATATTTAGATGAAGATACTAATATTGAAACACAATATAATCAGTTTACAAAGATTGATTTTCTAGTTGAAAATACTAACGAGCTATTAACTACTGATATACCTATCAACAGTATTATTAAAGTTAAAAATGTAGGCTCAGGCGGTTGGATGCTTGTTAAAAAGATTAACAATGCTCCGTTGTACACTGAAGATAATTACGCTGTAATAGGTAGAGAAAACGGTACAATTAAATTTTTAGATAATTTATATGTGTTTTCTGCCAACGCTTTAGGTTATGATGGTCCGTTATTTGATTCTAATTCTTTTGATGGTAGCCCCGATGCTGAGTTAAGGATCATTTTAAATACAATAAAAAACAACATCTTTACTGATGAATTATATATTGATTATTTGAATTTATTTTTTGCCAGTGTGCGTTATGCACTACACGAGCAAATTTTTGTTGACTGGGCGTTTAAAACAAGCTTTGTTAAGAGTCAACATAATGTTGGAGAATTAAAGCAAAAAGTTACCTATAATAATGATAATCTTCAATTCTTTGAAGACTACATTAACGAAGTAAAACCTTATCGTACAAAAATTAGAGAATTCGTAAGTAACTATTCTACTTTAGAACCAAGTAGATCTTTCATAACAGACTTTGATCTAATTCCAATTGTTACTGAAAATTTCCAGATTCAAAATAAGAATTTTGAAATTGACCTTTCTGGAAATATATTCACAAATTTTGTTAGCATTGAAGACGCATCATTCGCTGACAATTATATAGCTCAACGCTTAGGATTTAAATTACTAGCAATAAAAGTTGTGGATCAGGGAAGCGGATATATTACTGCTCCAGTAGTGACTTTAGAAAATGCTAGATTAACTAATCAGTATGAAGAATCAGATGAAATTAAATTAAAGGCCTATATTGCCAACGGTAAGGTTAATAGAATAGAAATTGTTAGCGCAGGCGGCCCAAATTGGTTTAAAGCTCCGAGGGTAATATTTGAGGGGGGATTATCCCCAACTGGTGTTCCAGCAAAAGCAGTAGCTATAATAGGAGATCCTTTATTAAAGTCTACGTTAGTAAAAGTAAAATTTGATAGGGTGTCTGCAACATACGAAGTAACTCAACTAACTGAAAATGAAATTTTTAGTGGAGATATTGTTTCTGGGTCTCGTACACAATTTCCTTTAAGATGGAGCCCAGAAATAAAATATGGATCTTCCTATGTGACTGTGAACGGTATACCTATGCTGCGTAGTGAATATCAATTGTCTACAATAACTTCAACTACAAAAGGGTTTACTAGTTATTCGGGACTATTAACTTTTAGAGAAGCCCCAGTTAAAGGAAGTTCTATAACTATTGAATATAATAAAAACTTTGATCATTTACATGCCGTTGACAGAATAAACTTTTTCTATGATCCTAGTTCGGGGCAGATTGGTAAAGACCCTGCTCAACTTATGAGTGGTATTGACTTTGGTGGAGTCAATATTACTGGAGTCGACTTTGGAGTAACTTATGGTTGGAACTCTAAAGGATGGGGAGTTGAGGGCTGGGATAACTTTAATGAAAGTTTTATAGATTTTGTAACTTATTATGATGGTACAAATTATAGTTTTAAACTACCATATGTTCCGCAGGTAAATCAACAAGTTAATTTCTATGTTTCTAGATTTATTCCTAGAGTGTCTTCATACTCTGCGCTACCAGGTTCACCTAGCGTAGGCGACGTAAGAAAAACATTAGATACTGGCCACGTCTGGGAATACAACGGAATAAGATGGGTTGATCAAGGAATCTATATTAGCGATTATTGGAAAGCGGTAAGAATTGATGATCCCGATTATCAAACTATAAATCAAACTAATGACTCGGCTTTAATGACTACCTATGTTGGTGACGGTGAAGTTGATATACTTACTTTACCGCTGGCAGCTAATTTACAAATTTATACATATAGCGGAAATCAGTATGGCGACAGAGTTATTTTTAGAAAGCCAGACAGCGACGGATCTTATCCATTAGAACAAGACTCGTATGATACACAACTATCTGGTGGTTCGTTTAATGGAACAACTTTACTAAGTGCTACTGGTTTAGAACCAGATGATATTATTTTAGATGGCGAAGAATTTATTAGTCCGGCAAATAGTGGTCCAGAAGAATTTGTTCCTGGATATGTTTTAGATACATTTGCTATTAAAGTTTATCACAGGCCTAGCGGTGGCTGTCCTAACATTGTGTTTAAAAATCATATAGCAGATGGTACCAATACAGATTTTCTAATTGGACAATATTTTCCTAATGAAAACAGTGTGATAGTTAAAGTTGATGATCAAATCAAAGATCTCGTAGCTGATTATACAATAGATTATCAGAACAATACAATTAAATTTGTCCTGCCACCGAG